CAATCAATCGCGCTTTAGGAAGCGGAGGAAGCATAGGTATTTCTTGGCTTTCTAAAGGAAGTGGCTCACATAACTTTGCAACCAATAACGCTGCTGGAACGCAGCAAATGGTTATTTCTCACACAGCCTCCGCTGTTAACTATGTACAGGTAACGGGTGGAACTACTGTAACTAAAACAGTAACAATATCTGCTCAAGGTTCAGATACAGATGTTGATTTAGCTTTGGTTCCAAAAGGTGCAGGCCGTGTTACTGTTTCAACTAGCATCAAACCCAAAGTTAACAGCGCAGCAAACGTAACCTCGCCATTGGCTTGGAACAGTACGTCATACGATGAATACGCTATTACCGCCTTAGCTAACGCATTGACAATTAACGCTGATGCAAACGCATCCCCTGCTGATGGTCAACGAATGATGTTTAGATTTAAGGACAACGGAACTGCCCGTGCTTTGACTTGGACAACAGGCTCTACAAACTCATTCCGTGTTGTTGGTGTTACTTTGCCTACAACAACTGTTGCGTCTAAGCTGGTATATATCGGATGTATATACAACGCTGCTGATTCTCGTTGGGACGCAGTAGCTGTGTCGCAGGAGGCGTAATGGCAATCAAATATTGGGTTGGCTCTGTAAGCGGAACTACACCTGCTTCTGGCAATTGGAGTTCTGCAACGGGTTGGAGAACCACTTCTGGCGGTTTAACCATTACAACCCCGCCCGGTACTGGTGATGTTGCTGTTTTTGACAACAACTCCTTTTTAGGTTCCGCAATTACAGTCACTGTCTCCGCCACAACCACGGTTGGAAGTATTAACGCTTCTGGAATTACTACCGGTGCAAATGGTATAACTCTTGCTGGAACATCTGGTTTAACTTTAAGCGGTGGTTCAGCAACTGGTTCATTGTTAAATTTACCGTCCTCAAGATTTACTTGGAGCCACAATGGTGCGTTAACCATATCTGGCTCAGGGACATTAACTACAAATAATGTAACTATACCAGCACCTGTGTCCATGACGGTAACAGGGGCGCAACCAACGCTTGCTGGAAACTTTAATGGAACCGGAACTTTTACTTGTAGCGGTGGAACGCTTACGCTCGGTGCATATCAATGGTTTTGCACAACATTTACATCAACAGGCACAACGGCAACAGCAATAAGCGCGTCTGCTGGTGGGGGAATAACTGCGACCGCAAACTCTGGTACGGTTATTAGTGTAAGCAAAACAACTGCGCAATTAACCTTTCCTTCCGCAAAACCAACTCTTACATTGACGGCATCCGGTACCGCAGCTAATCGTACTGTTAGTTGGACTGATTCATCATGGCGAACTAGCACGGCATCAATGCCGGGTCTCAAAATTACCAATGGCAGTGATACGGTAACTTTTACAAACGGTGTTGCAGCAGCTACAGATATTAATTTTAATTCCTTTAATACCTCGGGTTTTACTGGAACTTTTGTTTTAACGTATAGCGCCACAAATTTATATATTTACGGCGATTTTGTTTCGCCAAATAATACCGGAGCTTTAAATGGAGACCCAACTATTTTTTTGCAAGGTACTGCCGGTTATAATTTAGCAAGTAACTTTGGTTTATACATATCTCCCAGCAATACTTCCGTGTACACACAAGTTGGGGTTATAAACTGTTCAGGTAATTACATTACAGTAACTTACACAACCGGCTCTCTTACATTAAACGGTACTGGTGTTATTACTGGAATTATCCTTTCTTCAAGAATGTATCTTAGTGGCGCTATGAGTTTTAGTGGTTACTTAGCTACAGGCTCATCTTCGCCTGATGTGACTGGTGTTACATCATTTACTTATAGTTCATCTAGTGGTAGCCTTAATGCAAGTGCGCTATCTTTATTTTCCTCAGTTCCAATTTCAATTACAGGAAGCGGAAGCGGAAGCGGGGTATCTATAAACGGGACATTTAGTAATATTTTTACTATTAGCGGTTCTTTTTCAGCTGTGTACTTATATGATGCAGCCATTACAAATGCTTCAAGCTCAATCTCAATTACAACGATATACTTACAAATTAACAATGCAGTTAATATACCATCATCATCAGTAATTAATCTACCATCTGGGGCATACGTTGCATTAAACCCAACATTTACAAATAGTTTTAGAGTAAATTTATCTGGTGCATTTCCAGTTGCCTATGCAGAAAGTAGTGGTGGAAACGACCCAAATTTTTATCTTAGCGGTTCTAGTTATGTAAGTTTTAATGATGGCGATAGTATAAATTATGTTTATTGCAGTTCTTTTGATGCCACGTCTTTTACTGGAACCAGCAACGATAGTGATATTGCATATATAAAAAATTCACTTATTGGGTCTAGTAGCGGGCAACTTCCGACTATTAAGTTGTACCCATCAGCTACAGGAACATTTACATTAAATTCTTGCAATATATATGGTTTTTATGCAGGTACCTCTACGCAGACTGTTAACTTGGGGTCATCTAATATTATTTTGCGCAATGTTTTTAGCATAGATAGTGCAACATTAAATGCAGGAACTTCTACGTTTACTATTAGTGGCAACACTTTAATAGATGTAGGTACTCAAAGTTTGTACAATGTTGTTATTGGTGGTGGTGAAAGCAATAGAGTTAATTCGTCTAAAATAAATAGTATAAGTAACACAGCCCAGCCGGTAACAGTTTATTTTGGTAGAGATACAACCTTTGAAACTTTTAACCTTAATGGAACCGCTGGGAACCTTGTAACTGTTGGCTCAACTGCTTTGGCTCAACGCACACTGACTAAAAAAACTTCTTGGACGCTTGCCAACAGTACCGATGGCGGTAACAATACAGGCCTTACATTTGGTTCTACTGGAAACAATTCTTACCTAAGCGTAAGCTACATTAATGGCGTTGTTTTATCAACCGCAACAGGCAATATGTTTTTAATGTTCTAAGGACAATCATGGCACTTATCAAATCTATTGACACCGACTACGGCATCCCCTCAACGTACTGGAACATTGGAGCCGTACAAGAAGACTTTAAGGGCAAAGGCACAGAAGTCACGTTTTACGGCTATGCTTCTCAAGAAGCCCGTGAAGCTGGCAAACAGCCCCTGAGTGCCGGTAAGGTGCAGATTACTGGTGATGAATACGTTGCTGGTGCTGACCGTGCTACGCTATACTCTATCATCAAACAAAAGCCAGAATTTGATGGCGCTACGGATGCGTAATGTTTAATTCATTTTTTAATGGTGGGTTTTTTAGTGGTGAGTTTTTTAAGTCTGCTGTAATCTATGCAGATCAATTGTTGATTAAACTTCGGTCATTTACCGAAAGAAGGAGATTTTAATGGCTATCAATCTTAAAGCAATTACTTCGGTAATGGGCTACCAGCAAATCACTAGCTTGAGTTCTGCTACTAAATTGACCGTACCACCAAAAGATTTGACTGGTTTGGTAGGCACTCCCCGAATTGCCATTATTACTCCTGAAGGTCAAAACGTACGTTGGCGTGATGATGGTGTTGCCCCAACTGCTTCTGTTGGTATGCCATTGGCATCGGGCGTAACTTTGCAGTACGATGGTGATTTGTCTCAAATCCAGTTTATTGAGACAACATCAGGTGCTAAACTTAACATCACTTACTATTCCTAAGAGGCCAAAATGCAAGTCTCCAACGACACCCCAGCATTGAACTACGTTGAGTATTTCACCAAACAACTGCCAGTTGACTTGGCTACTATGGCTGCATTGCGTGATGAATTAGCTATTCGTCAAGGTGCTTTGTCTGCTGCTCAAGATGCTATTGCTGACCGAACTAAAGCTGCCGATGAATTAGCAAAAGCTAAAAGTGATGCTGATGCAATGTTGGCCCAAGCCAGGGAAACACTAAATGCAGCAAAAGCATCGGCAGATGATTCCAAAGCACAAGCTGCTGCATTGGAAGCCAATAAAGTTGCTACTAATGCTGATTTGATCTCTCGTGAATCCAACTTAGCTAAACGTGAAGCATCTAGCGCAATTAAAGTTGCATCATTGGCAGACCAACAAGCCTTGTTAAATGCGCGTAGTGCTGAACTAGATGCTCAAGAAGCTGCATTGCAAGAGCGTGTAAAAGCATTCCAAGCTAAAGTTGCTGCATTGAGCGCATAAGGATAAAACATGGCCGTCAATCTTTCCCCGCTTGCCGGTGCTGGCTGGCAATTTTTTGACAATAATGGTGTCATATTGTCTGGCGGTCTGTTGTACACCTATGCTGCTGGTACAACTACTCCACAAGCAACTTACACCAGCTCAACAGGTGGAACTGCAAACGCCAACCCAATAGTGTTGGATTCTGCTGGCCGTACTACAAATGAAGTGTGGTTGACTTCAGGTGTGGTGTATAAATTTACGCTGAAAACATCAACTGGTACAACGCTTTGGACTTACGACAATGTTTCAGGCGTTAATGATTTTTCCATTTTTGCTGCAAGTAGTGGATCTTCATTAATTGGTTATTTACCAGCTACTGGTTCTGCAACTACAGTGCAAGCTGCAATTAGAGCTTTGCAAGCATCTGATTTGACGTTTGCGCTTAAAGGTGCAAACACCGACATTACTAGTTTGGCAAGTCCTGCTTTGGCATCTGCTACGGCAACTACACAGACTGCTGGTGATAACACTACAAAAGTTGCAACTACAGCTTTTGTTGCTACTGCTGGTGGTTCTCAAATTCAGCCAATTTCCGCATCTGTTGCATCTAATGCGTTAACTATTTCTGCATCTGCATTAGCATTAAATTTCCGGTCTACAACCCTTGGAAGTGGTGCAGTCACTACAGTGTCTGGTACTCCAGCCAATTTGGTTGTTCCATCTACTGCAACTCTTGGTACGGTTAATGCTACACAATCACGTTTAGTAGTTTTGGCTCTTAACAATGCAGGAACAATTGAACTTGCTGTATCTAACATTGCTGGCGGCGTAAATCTTACGGAAACTGGCCTAATTAGCACCACAGCCATTTCCTCTGGTTCAACTTCCGCATCTGTTGTTTACTCCACTACCGCCCGTACTAGTGTTGCATATCGAGTTCTTGGATACATTGAATCTACTCAAACTACAGCAGGTACTTGGGCAACCGCACCATCAACCATTCAAGGTGAAGGTGGTCAGGCATTGACTTCCATGAGTTCGCTTGGATATGGGCAGACTTGGCAGACATTTACAATTGGTTCTACTAGGGTTTTTGGCACTACTTACTACAATACAACCGGCAAACCAATTATGGTGCAGATTTATTCTGGCTCTACTACCAACGGAACAATTTCTGTAAATGGTACGGTAGTAACTCAATCAAACGTAAGTAATATTACTATTTCTGCAATTGTACCTCCCGGTGCATCCTATGTAACTGGCGGCTCTATGGTGGCTGGATTTTGGGCAGAACTCCGCTAAAGGAAAATCATGTATTACAAAGCACCTGACAACTCTGTTCACTTTCTTGACTCTTCTGAGCACGAGTATCTACTTCCCGACGGCTCCGTTGCTATCACAGATACTGAAGCCGAAGCACTACACCCACAACCTGCCGAACTAACATATGCACAAAAACGCGCTGCGGAATACCCGCCCATGACCGACTATCTTGATGGCGTAGTAAAAGGTGACCAAGCGCAGATTGATGCGTACATTAATGCCTGCCAAGCTGTTAAAAACAAGTATCCAAAAATTTAAGGCATAATGCCAAAAAACGTACTGGTGCGTTCACCAGGGAATCTAAGGATTCAATTAAATGACTGAAGAAGTCCAAGCCCTAGCGGAAGTAGACTCCGCGCCAACTACGGATGTGACGGCCACACCTCAAGTTGCTGATAGTACGCCGGAAGTAGCTGAAACACAGCCTGCCAAGACATTCTCGCAAGAGGAACTTGACGCTGCAATCGGCAAACGCCTTGCAAGAGAACAACGTAAGTGGGAACGAGAACAAGCCCAGCGCCAGTCTGAACAACAGACGCTGAGAGCTGCACCAGTAGCCACCGCTGACCAGTTTGAGTCTACTGAAGCCTATGCGGAAGCATTAGCACTTCAGAAAGCCGAAGAACTGATTGCCAAGCGTGAAGCTGCCAAACAGCAGTCGCAAGTTCTTGAGAGTTATCACGATCTTGAGGAAGAAGCCCGAGGTAAATATGACGACTTTGAACAAGTCGCTTATAACCCTAAACTTCCAGTTACGAGCGTGATGGCTGAAACGATCCAGTCTTCGGAGATTGGGCCTGAGTTAGCGTACTATCTCGGCTCTAACCCTAAAGAAGCGGAACGTATCTCGCGTATGTCGCCACTCGGTCAGGCGAAGGAAATTGGGAAAATTGAAGCCAAATTGGTTTCAGCGCCCCCAGTTAAGAAAACAACTTCTGCACCAGCGCCAATTTCGCCGGTGACTGCGCGTTCCTCTGGAGCGCCTGCTTATGACACTACGGATCCACGGTCTACCAAGACCATGACAGATTCGCAGTGGATTGAAGCTGAACGCAGACGCCAGCAAAAGAAGTGGAAAATGCAGAACCGCTAAATCTTTTTAAAGGACTTTTAATATGTCGAATAGCATCCTAACGATTGACATGATTACCCGCAAATCGCTGGAAATCTTGGAAAACAATCTTGTTCTTACCCGTAACGTAAACCGTCAGTACGACGACAGCTTTGCTGTTGAAGGTGCCAAAATTGGTTCTACCCTGCGTATCCGCCTGCCTGACCGCGCTTTGGTTACTGACGGTGCCGCCCTGCAAGTTCAGGACGACAACGAACAGTACACCACTTTGACCGTTGCCAGCCAAAAGCATATTGGCGTCAACTTCACATCTGCTGAATTGACCATGCAATTGGATGACTTTGCAGAGCGTGTGTTGAAGCCTCGTATCAGCCAGTTGGCCTCCAGCATTGATGCTGACGTTGCTAATGCTTATCTGAACATCGGCAATTCTGTTGGCACTCCTGGTACGACTCCCGCCACTTCTTTGGTGCTGTTGCAAGCCCAGCAGAAGCTGAACGAGAACGCTGCCGTAATGACCCCACGTTACGCTACCGTCAACCCTGCTGCAAACGCTGGTTTGGTTGAAGGCATGAAAGGTCTGTTCAATCCCACCGACACCATCAGCAAGCAGTTTAAAAACGGCATGATGGGCACTGGCGTGTTGGGCTTTGACGAGATCAATATGTCTCAGTCAATCAAGCAATTTACCACCGGTTCTCGTTCTGCTACTGGCGGTACGACTTCTGCCGCTGTGACTGCTCAAGGCGCAACTACCATCGCCATCACTGGTGCTGGTAACGCTGGCGTGGTTAAGATTGGTGACGTTTTCACCGTGGCTGACTGCTACGCTGTAAACCCACAAACTCGTGAATCTACCGGCTCCTTGTTCCAATTTGTTGCTACCGCTGCAACAACTCTGGACTCGTCTGGCGCTGGTAACATCACTGTGGCACCCATCTACACCTCTGCCAATGCTTTGGCAACTGTGGATAGCTTCCCTGGTTCTAGCAAAGCTGTAGTGTTCTACGGTGCAGCTTCTACCCAGTACGCACAAAACTTGGTCTATCACAAGGATGCCATCACCTTTGCAACTGCTGACCTGCTGCTGCCCCAAGGTGTTGACATGGCTGCTCGCGCAGTTCACAACGGTATCAGCTTGCGTGTTGTACGTCAGTACGACATCAACAATGACCGTATGCCTTGCCGTATTGACGTTTTGTACGGCTACAGCACGATCCGTCCTCAAATGGGCGTTCGTCTCTGGGGCTAATTGAATGGGGCTTCGGCCCCGTTCTTTGTTTTTTAATCTGAAAGGAATCTATCATGGCTCTCCCAAATGGCGCAGGCGGTTACCAACTCGGTGACGGCAATCTGAACGAACTCACTCTTGGTTACATGAACGCACCTCAAACTGCCACTGCAACGGCAACTTTGACGGCTGCTCAAGTTACTGGCGAAATGCTGGTTGCCAATCCCGGCACTTCTGCTGCTACTTACACTTTGCCTACCGCTGCTGCTATTGATGCAGTTGTGACCAGCGCAAAAGTTGGTAGCACGTTTGACCTGAACATTGTCAACATCGGCACCTCGTCTGGTACGGTGACTTTGGCAACTGCTACTGGTATCACTGATGGCGGTAACGCTTTCGTAGCTGTTGCTGTGACTGCTAGTGCATTGTTCCGGTTCCGCAAGACTGGTGATGCTGCGTACACTGTGTACAAAGTGGCCTAAAGTTAAATGGGGGTCTAAACAACCCCCATTTTTAAAGGAATAATTATGTCCAATACTCAAGCAACTGGTGTCGCCTACATTGACCCAGAATTTACAACTTGCTATGCAAGCCAAGAAATTGGCTACAGTACAGCAGCTCAAGGTACTGTAACTCAATTGACGGACAAGTCTACAGCAGTAACGCTGAACAAGTCTGCTGGTCGTATTACAATGAATAATGCAGCATTGGCTGGTGGTGCAGTAGCAACATTTACGTTGAACAACAATCTGCTTTCCACCAATGACACAATCATTGTGTGTGTTTCTAGTGTCACAACTGGTAGCAGTGCTGGTGCTTACACCACTTACATTTCTAATATGACTGCTGGTTCTGCCTCAATCTCATTGCGAAATTTAAGTGCAACTTCATACTCTGAAGCTGTAATCATTAACTTCTGCATTATCCACGGCGCATCCTAATACGATGAGCAAACCAAATGGGGGCTAATCACCCCCATTTTTAAATATGGTCATTTACCTAAAACATCCCATTCACGGCGCTAAAGTAGCAACTCTTGATTTAGAAGCTGATGCCGATGAAGAAAATGGCTGGGTGCGCTACAATCCTAATACGCCTTCGGAACCCGAAGAAGCGGTTAACACACTTGTGGTAAAGCGAAAATACACCCGAAAAGGTGAAACTGAACAGGCTTAATCATGACCACATATACCGCTGGCGATCAAATTAATCGTGCACTTAGACTGCTTGGTGTGCTTGCTGAAGACGAAGTACCATCTGCGGCTACTTCTCAAGATTCGTTAATGGCGCTCAATCAAATGATTGACTCGTGGAATACTGAACGCCTCTCAATTTTCAATACCATTGATCAAACCTTTACTTGGCCTGCTGGTGAAATTCAACGCCACCTTGGCCCAAGTGGTGCCAGCATAGGTGGTTTTGATGGCGTGCGTCCTGTGTTGCTAGATGATGCAACTTACTTTAAAGCGCCAAATGGTGTTTCATATGGCATCAAATTTATTAATCAACAACAGTATGATGGAATTGCTGTAAAGACTGTGACCTCCACTTATCCACAAGTCATGTGGATTAACATGGAGTTTCCTAATATCCAGATGACTATTTACCCTCGTCCTACTCAAGACTTGGAATGGCACTTTATTAGCGTACAGGAATTGGATCAACCAGCAGACTTGTCAACTGTTTTGTATTTTCCACCCGGTTATCTCAGGGCGTTTACTTATAACTTGGCAATGGAGATTGCGCCTGAGTTTGGCGTGGAACCAAGCCCTCAAGTGACTCGTATTGCTATGACTAGTAAGCGCAATTTAAAGCGCATTAACAACCCTGACGATGTAATGGCAATGCCTTACGCAATGGTAGCCAATCGTCAACGCTTTAACGTTTACGCAGGCAATTTCTAATGAAAACGCCAATTCTTGGCTCAAGTTATGTTGCTCGCAGTATCAACGCTGCGGACAACCGCATGATTAATTTGTTCCCAGAAATTGTTCCAGAAGGTGGAAAAGAAGCTGGATTTTTAAATCGTGCACCAGGTTTGAACTTTTTACAAACTGTAGGTACTGGCCCTATCCGTGGACTTTGGGCACATCAAACAAATGGCACAGACTTTTATGTTGTATCAGGTACAGAAGTTTACAAACTTACTGGATTGACTGATACTCCAGTCAAAATTGGTGATGTGTCGGGAAGTGGCCCCGTTTCTATTGCTGACAACGGCGCGGTCATCTTCTTTGCCTGCAACGGCCCTAGTTACACATATTACGAACCAACTAATGAGTTCAACCAAATTACTGATGTTAATTTTCCAGGCGCTGTAACAGTTGGTTATTTGGATACTCAGTTTATTTTTAATGAACCCAATAGTCAGAGACTTTGGTCTGTTGATACAGTAAATCCAGCATCGGGTGAATACATTTATCCACTAGTATTTAATTCGTTGTTTTTTTCTAGTGCTGATGGTTCACCAGATGGTGTAGTGGCAATCAACACCGACCATCGACAGCTTTGGGTTTTTGGAACTGATTCAACTGAAGTCTGGTACAACGCTGGTCTTGCCAACTTCCCATTAACGCCCATTCAAGGTGCTTTTAACGAAATTGGATGTGTAGCTGCATTCTCAGTTGCCAAGCTCGATAACACCCTATTCTGGCTTGGTACAGACGCTCGTGGACAAGGTATTGTTTACAAAGCCAACGGTTATGCTGCTGCCCGTGTGTCTACCCATGCTATTGAGTATGCAATTGCCCAATATGGCAACATTGCCGATGCTTTGGCTTATACATACCAGCAAGAAGGTCATTCCTTTTATGTTCTGACGTTTCCAAGCGCTAACGCCACTTGGGTTTATGACGTATCAACACAAGCATGGCATGAACGTGCTGCATTTAATGATGGTGCATTTTCTCGTCACCGCAGCAATTGCCAATGCAATTTTGGTGGCAACACAGTTGTTGGCGACTTTGAGAACGGTAATATCTACACGTTAGATTTAGATGTTTATGCCGATAACGGTAGTGAACAAAAGTGGTTGCGTTCATGGCGTGCATTACCCACAGGTCAAAACAATCTTAAACGTACCGCGCAACACAGCCTTCAGCTTGATTGCGAGACTGGTGTTGGGTTAAATAATGGTCAAGGATCTGCACCACAAGTTATGTTACGTTGGTCAGATGATGGTGGTCATACTTGGTCAAATGAACATTGGAAAGAAATGGGTGCAATTGGTCAATATGGTTACCGAACAATATGGCGCCGTCTTGGCATGACAATGAAAATTCGTGACCGTGTTTATGAAGTGTCTGGTACTGATCCAGTAAAAATTGCCATCATGGGTGCTGAATTAATTATTTCACCAACCAATTCATAATGGCTGCAAATATTTCTCAAATTCCAGCACCACGAGTACCGTTGGTGGACATTCAAACCAATACAATATCTCGTGAATGGTTTGTATGGTTTAACAATATTTATTCAATTACTGGTAACGGAAATGGAATTATATCGGTAGTTAATGGTGGAACAGGGTTAGGAACTTTGCCAAGCAATGGTCAATTGCTTACGGGAAATGGGTCTGGGTATACACTTAGAACTTTGTTTGCTGGTGCTGGAATTTCTGTTACGAATGGTGTTGGCGTTATTTCTTTAGCCAATACAGGTGTTTTGTCAAATGTAGCAGGCACTGGAATTACAGTGTCCAATGCAACAGGTAATGTTACTGTGGCAATTGACAATACAGTTGCTACATTGCCAGCAAATCAAACATTTACTGGAACAAATATTTTTAATGGTGCATTTGGTCGTGGTGCACCAGTAACTAATACAACCGACTTTACAGTTTCCGACACTAATAATTGGATCATAAATAACAAGTCAGGTTCTAGTTGTATTGTCACTTTGCCAGATGCATCATTATGGACTGGCCGTGAAATAATGTTTCAAAATTATCAAGCACAAACTTTGGTATCAGCTTCAAGTAATGTTGTGCCAATAGGTGGTGCTGCGGCTGGTACAGCAATCTTAGCTGCCACTATTGGTAAATGGGCAACATTGGTATCAGATGGTACCAATTGGATTATCATGCAGGCAGGTTAAAATGAATGAAATACAGATTGATATGCGTGCCAAAGTTGAGGCGTTGCAAGTTGAGTTGTCAAAACATGATCAATATGAAGCACCTACTGAACATTTGTTTCATGGCGGAATGTATTGTCGCCAAGTATGGCGTCCAGCCGGATGTTTGATTGTCGGAAAAGTTCATAAAAAAGAACATTTTTACATGGTTGTTTTTGGCACTGTTGCAGTTACTACTGATGAAGGTGTTAAATTGATTACGGGGCCTCAAGTTTTGTGCAGCAAACCTGGTACAAAACGTGCGGTTTATGCAGAAACAGATGCTTTGTGTATGACTTTTCATCGAGTAGAGTCAAGCACAGTTGAAGAAGTAGAATCGGAATTAGTTGAAGATGATCCATTGTCAATGTTTAGCATTGGCAATAAAATCAAAAATCAAGCCATTGAGGTGTCAATATGAGTTTTATCACAGCAGCAATGATTGGCGCAGGTGGCGCACTTTTGGGTGGTGTAATTGCATCTTCTGGTGCTAAATCAGCAGCACAAACACAAGCTGACGCCGCAAATCGTTCTGCTAATTTACAAGCAACATCCCTAGATAAACAACTTGCATTACAAGAACCTTATCGTCAAGCAGGCTTGACAGGTCAAAACCGATTGTTGGAATTACTTGGTCTTGGTGGAAATGCTAATGCTGCTGGCTATGGTAAATATGGCAGAGATTTTAGTATGGCTGATTACCAAGCAGACCCTGGCTATCAATTTCGCCTTAGCGAAGGATTAAAACAATTAGGGCATCAAGCTGCTGGTCGTGGCGGTTTAATTTCTGGTCAAACCATGACTGGATTACAAGATTATGCTCAAAATTCAGCTTCTCAAGAATACAACAACGCTTTTAATCGTTACCAAACCAATCGAGCAAACCAGTTGCAACCATTGGGCAACTTAATGTCTTCTGGTCAAGCCGCTGCTAGTAATCAAGCTGGTGCAAATGCAAATTATGCAACCAATGCTGGCAATGCTTACATGGCTGCGGGTCAAGCAAATGCCGCTGGTCAATTGGGTGCTGCAAACACATTGGCTAATGGTCTTGGAACTGCAGCAAGCACATATTTGAATCAACAAAATTTCAACAATTGGTTGGCTCAAAATAATCAAATGGGGCCACCCGTTTCAGCTATGAACCGATAAAAGGAAATATCATGGCAGACTTAAATGCATTGATTGCACAAGGCTACCAAGCCCCCGCACCTATTGATCCTTTTGCCCAATATGCAAAAATGCAACAGTTGAATACTGGTGCAAATCAAAATGCATTGGCACAATATCAACTTGCACAAGCCCAAAGGCAAGACATCGAAGCAAATGTTTTTAATGCTGCTTATGCAAATGCAATTGATCCAAATACTGGTGAAATTGATTACAAAAAAGTAACGGCTGCTTTGGCTAGTGCTAATGCAGGAAGTAAAATTCCTGTCGTTTTAAAAAATCAATTTGAAAATAGAAAAGCACAAACTGAAGTAAATCTTAAAGAACAAGAATTAGTTGATTCAAAACTTAAACAATCACGTTCACTTTTGGACACAATTAATCCTGCTGACCCCAATGCACCACAAAAATATTTGGCATGGCATCAAGCCAATCATGCAGATCCTATTTTGGGGCCAATGCTTGCTGCTCGTGGTGTAACTGAAGATTCTGCTCGCTCTAACATTGATGCAGCAATTGCACAAGGCCCACAGGCTTTTACTGATTTGCTAAACCAATCAAAATTAGGTGTTGAAAAATTTGCAGAATTAAACAAACCGCATTATGTTACTGAAAATTTAGGTAATGCTTCACGAGTTACAGCATTCCCAGGTTTGGGTGGTTCTGGTTCAGTATTGAGCAACACTCCGACATCAATGACTCCTGGTGAGGTTGCATCAAACAAAATTGCCCAAGGAAATCTTGAAGTTAATCAAGGCCGACTTGGTATTGAAAGGGCTGGTCTTGGCATTCGTGCAATCCAAGCTGACCCATACAATATTAGTGGCGTTCAAAATGCATTCCCAATACCTGGGGCTGCTGTTGGTGGTGCACCTAGTTCAACTGAAAAACAGCCAAGTGGCGCCCCAGTTGTTCAAAATATTCAAGCTGCCATAAAAGCTGGATTGACCGGAGAAGATTTGCTAACGCATTTGCCCGTGTCTTTGGCTAGTCAAATTCGAGCAATTGGTGAAGGACGTCAACCATCGCCAGCAGCACGTTCATTGACTACACCTGCTGGACGTCAATTGATGGATTTGGTAAATCAAGCCTATCCTAATTACGATGCCAAGCAATACGCCACAATGGGAACTGCTGAGAAAGCATTTACTAGCGGCAAAAAGGGTGACACCACTAGGTCACTCAATGTGGCCGTTGATCACTTGGGAACCTTGCAACAAGTGGCTGATGCTTTGCAAAATAACGATACTCGTTTGTTTAATCAAGCAGGTAACTTTATTGCATTGCAGACCGGAAACCCGGCACCGACTGACTTTAATGCAGTCAAGCGAATTGTTGCTGATGAGGTCACCAAAGCTGTTCTTGGCAGTGGTGGTGCGTTGGGTGATCGTAAAGCTGTGGATGATGCAATTAGTTCTGCTAATAGCCCCGCCCAGTTGGCAAGTGTTATTTCAAAATATAAAAATCTAATGGGTGGTCAATTAAATGGTATTGAACAGCAATACACAGCATCCACCGGAAAAAAAGATTTTAGGGATAGATTCCTTACGCCAACAACTCGTGCGGCTTTGGGAAGTGTTACAACTGTTGCACCTACTAATAAAACATCCATTTCTAATGGTGTTGATACATCCAACCCATTGCTAAAGTAAGGGATCAAAATGGCTGACTTATCAAGCATTCTGAATGATCCAAACTATGTCAATGCAAATGTTGCTACAAAACAAGCAATTTTTGACAAATTTTCAGCAAATGATTCAAACTTTACCAATGCCAATGCCGAAACGCAAAATGCTATTCGAGTAAAGTTTGGTGTTGCTACACCTACTAATGGCATTCCTGGCCCACGCCAAGGCACATTCGCAAATATTGGTACTGGTTTAGCATCTTTAGCAGATACAACTATCGGTGGTGTATTACCAATGATTGGGCAAGGTGTTCAAGCTGTAGCACGTCCGTTTACAACACCAAAGCAAGCTGAACAAATTGGTGGCGCTGTTACATCTGCAATTGATAAGCCTTTTGGTAAAGCGTTTGGCGTAACTGAACAGCCTGCTTACAAGCAAGAAGCCTCTCGGCAACTCATAGATTTTATTGGGCAAAATGTTGGCAAAGGTGCTGATTGGCTGTCTAGTAAAACTGGACTTCCAGTTGAGGATGTACGCAATATGCTAAGTATATCTTTACTTGCTGCGCCCGCTATTGTCAAAGGTACTACACCTGTTGTTAAAAATGCACTGGTTGCAGCTAAACCAATTGCTCAAAATGCATTAGCTACTGCTCGTGCTACTCCACTTGGTCAAGCAATTGAAGCGCCAATTGCTGCTCGTGCTGCAAAAATCCAAGAAGCTAATGTTGCCCAAAGCTATCAAAATGCACCCAAAATTGAAGCAGCACAATTAGCTAATGAACATGGCATTGTTCTCAATCCTGTTCAATCAAATCCAACTAAGGGCAATCAAGCACGGGCAATTATTGCTGGCGATCCAAATATTAATGCTGGACTATCAAAAGCAAATGAGCCCAAGTGGACGCAACTTGTTGTTGAAAAAGGCTTGGATTTGCCAGCAAACACTCGACTTGATGCAACGGCTATTCAGACTGCTTTGAATAACGCAAGCAAGCCCTACGATGTTGTTCGTGCAATTCCTGAGTTGCTGCCAGATCAAGCTACTCTTGACACATTGAGCTCTTTGAAAAAAACCCCATCTGCTGTTTCCAAAGGTAAGGTTGAGGCAACCAATAGTTTGATAGACAATATGATGGAAGAAATTAAACAAGGTCGCAGTGGTGTAGATGTACTTAATGACATTCGCCAACTTCGTGCAGAGGCAAACAGCGTTTACAAAGCCCGTGACAAAGGCCTAAATGTGCCAAAGGCTTCTGAGATTGCAGACGCTGATGCTCGGATGGGTATTGCCAATGCCTATGAAAAAATGATTGATGCCAATGTAAAAGATCCACAAGTTTTGGCTGATTTGCAAGCTGCTCGCACAAAAATGGCCCAAATTTATGATATTGACCGAGCTACTGATTTTGCGACCAACAAGATAGATCCAAAGGTTTTTGCAAAAATGGCCAGTGAGGGTAAGCCTATGACTGGCATTGCTGGTGACATTGGCAAAATTGCAGCCAACTATCCCGAGATTGCAAAAATAGGCGCACAGAATAGCTTAGAAGCAAAACTTACTCGTGGCGGTGTAGCTGGAACACTTGGCTATGGTCTTGGAACCATCGTAGGATCACCAATTGCTGGCTCAATATTGGGTGGTGGTGTTGGGTTCTTGGCAGGGAAAGCTGGGGCTAAAATTATGGCTACTCCAGAATACCAAGCTGCTCGGGCAATACCTAAAGACTACCGACCAAATGCACTTTCGCCCAATAATCAAAATGCCTTAGCAAAGTAATATCATGGAACAAATACACGAATTGGCGACAGAAACCGACAAACGGTTAAGCGTTCATGAAGCAGTCTGTGCCCAGCGTTATGAAGGCATCCAAGCGCGTTTTGATGAAAGTTCAAAACGTATGACCAAAATTGAGTATTTGATCTATGTGCTGCTAGCGGTAGTATTACTTGGCCCTGGTGTTGCCGCTGAATTTGTCAAGAAATTTCTGAATTTGTAGCCATGATTGACCCAATTACCGCCTTTGCTACTGCTCAAGCCGCTATCAAAGGGGTACAAGCCGCCATTAAGATGGGCAAGGACATTCAGGCCATGAGTGGCGATCTAATGAAGTTCTTTGAGGCTAAAGACGTTGTTGCCAAAGCAGCAGCAACACCAAAAAAAGGCTTTGCAAAGTCTGACACCGCACAGGCTTTTGAATCAGTCCTTCATGCCAAACAACTCCAAGATGCTGAAAACGAACTTAAGCAACACTTAATCTGGTCTGGACAGGCTGACGTATGGCAAGCCATCGTTATGGAGCGCAATAACATTGTCCAAAAGCGTAAATCAGAGGAAATAGCTATGGAAAAAGCTAAGGCTAAAAAGCGCAAAGAAATACAAGAGGCTTTGTCTATGTTGTTTTATATCGTAGCCGCCATTGCTTTGGTTGCACTTGTAGCGTGGGGCACTACAGAATACGTTGATTTTATGAGGAAATGATATGGACTGGTTAAAAGCAATTGCACCCACCTTGGCTACTGCGATTGCAGGGCCTTTTGGAACGATGGCGTATGGTATTGCTGCTAACGCTCTCGGTATTTCTGCCGATGATGCACAGAAGACCATTGAATCTGGCAAGTTGACTAGCGAACAAATTGCGTCTATTCAACAAGCAGAGATTGCCATCAAGGCTCGCGCTCAAGAGTTGGGTCTAGACTTTGCCAAACTAGCCGTGGATGACCGCAAATCAGCCCGTGATATGCAGTCAACAACTCGGTCTATTGTTCCTCCTGTGCTGGCTTTACTGGTTACCTTAGGGTTCTTTGGAATCCTGATTGGGTTGATGACCAAAACCTTTGCCACTTCTGATGCTTTAATGCTTATGCTTGGTTCCCTTGGAACAGCATGGACAGGCATCATTGCTTTCTACTTTGGTTCTAGCGCATCTAGCCAGAACAAAGACGCTCTTCTCCACCAATCTAGCCCAACACAATGAAGCAAAACTTTGAAGCCGCATTAGCCCATATTCTTCAATCAGAGGGTGGTTTTGTTAACAATCCTAAAGACCCAGGAGGCATGACCAACTTAGGTTGCACCAAAGCAGTTTGGGAAGAATTTGTAGGTCATCCCGTATCAGAAGCCGATATGAGGGCATTGACACCCAAAGACGTTGCACCTTTGTACAAGCGCAAGTATTGGGACAAAATTTCTGGCGACCAACTGCCTTCTGGCCTTGATTACGCTGTCTTTGATGCCGCCATCAATAGTGGGCCAGGTCGTGCAGCAAAATGGCTGCAAGAAGTTGTAGGCGTTGAAGCTGATGGTGTTATCGGATACAAAACAATCGTTGCATTGCAAGAAACGCCACTTGCAAGAATCATTGCTCAATACAACGACAAGAGACTTCAGTTCTTAGAAAGCCTTCCCACCTTCCCTATTTTTGGTAAGGGTTGGTCAAATCGTGTGTCTTCTGTACAAACAATATCATCTTCCATGTTGACGTAACAGTTTTGTGGTACGTTCAAAAAGTTTCAACAACGGGGTAATGCAATGAATACGACTGATGCTGAATTTATTGAACTTTGGACAACCCATAAGTCACCTTCAAAGATGGCTAAAGCAATGGGAACAAACCTTCGTAACGTCTATCGGCGCAGAGACACATTAGCAGAGAAGTACAACATGAACTTGGAAACTCACAAAGAAGTTAAAACTTGGGCACCACCTCCGCCAAAATCAGAACTTGGAATTGAAAATGGAACAGTTATTGTTTTTTCTGACGCTCATTTCTGGCCTGGGATACGGACTACTGCTTTTCAAGGCTTACTGTGGGCGATTGAAAAGCTACAACCGAAAGCAGTTATTTGCAATGGCGACGCTTTTGATGGTGCATCTGTATCTCGCCATCCACCTTTGGGATGGAGTCGTACACCCAGCCTGATTGAAGAACTCAATACCTGTAAAGAGATGTTGGGGGAGGTGTCTGAAGCAACCAAAAAGGCTCGGCACAACGCAAAGCTGATCTACACAATGGGCAACCATGATGCGCGGTTTGAGATGCGTCTTGCTGCCAATGCCCCACAATATTTCCAGACTCCGGGATTTAAGCTGTCAGACCACTTGATGGATTGGTCATTTTGTATGCTTACTTGGGTAACAAATGACATTATTGTCAAGCACCGCTACAAAGGCGGCATCCATGCAGCCCACAACAACACCGTTGGCGCTGGTAAAAGCATCGTAACGGGTCATTTGCACAGTCTAAAAGTCACACCCTTCGCAGACTACAACGGCAACCGCTTTGGCGTGGATACAGGAACTCTTGCAGAGCCTTATGGCCCTCAGTTTGAGTACGGTGAAGGCAATCCATTGAACCATCGCTCCGGCTTTGCCGTACTGACAATCAAGGATGGCAAGCTGCTTTGGCCTGAACTTGTCCACAAATGGGACGATGGACAGATTGAGTTCCGTGGTGAAGTGATTGATGTAAGTGGTCTTTAAAGAACAAAAAAGCCAGCATATGTGAACATAGCTGGCCTTTTGTCCCCGTAAGGGCAGAAGAAGGATGTTGCTAAGAACATCCCCGTGTTGGGTAGGATTATACCCAAATTAGGCTTCTTCAGCCTCTTCTTCAACTTGCTCTTCTTCTACGAGCAACCACTCGCCGACTTCTTCGTCCAGCCAGTACCAAGCATCATGCTCGGCATCGTACCAGCAGAAGCACTCAGCGTCTTCGTCGTAGACGTACTCTTCGTCTTCAGCAAAGTAATAATCAATATCTTCTGGGATTTCAAATATTTCTTCTTCTTCAAATTCTTCATCTTCATCAACAATATCTATGTTGCCAAGCATCTGCGCAACTTCTGCAAGATGGAAAATAGATTCGGTAGAAAACTCAAAATAACCGGCTTCAGCCAAATCAACAGAAACAGTAAATAGCATAATGTTCTCCAAAGTTTAACCACAGCAACGCGCTGTAATGCCATCTTACATACTTTTTACGACTACTTTGTAACCATCTTTGTGTTCCAAAATAGTACCTTTGCGTAACTCTGACATGGCAAACTTTAGATCATTTTTAAGGTGTTCTATTGCTTCCTCTTGTTCAATCATACGAATATGCGCTTCCATAGCAAAGTCTGCTAGGTTCTTATTGCTCCATGCAGCAAAGTTAGGTAGTTTTTTCATGTTGATTGGGTTTTGGACAATTTTCTGGAACTTCTACAACGCACCAAACAGAACTAATATATTTCTTTGTGCCACGATATTGCCAACGGTCAATATAAGCGTCTGGCATTGATTTAAGGACTGCCAAAATCCTTCCCTCTGGTGCTTTTATGATCTCATTGATTTGGGCGCAAGTTAAGCCGTCTGGATGCGCTCTTAACACTTCTCGCACTTGTTTGTTATAGCTATACATTGGCTTTCTCCATACAGTTTACGCAGTACAAAAACCAGCCATCAGATTCCTTCTTGCCACATTCAGCACAGCAAGCGGTTTGGGTTTTCGGTGGGGCGGCATAGAGGGGTTGCACTTTTGCATGGCTACCTTTCAGTTCCGCCATCTCCTGCGCTTCTGATTGCGTAAAGAAAATGTCGTGCAAGTTACCCTCAAATACACCCCACGCCACAGGCTCCTGCGCTGGTTGTGTTATTTCTTTGGTCATCACAATCCTCGGCTTTTGATACGCTGGTGGTCATTAGCACCTAGTCGCACATAGCCTTCTTGCGGTTTATACACAGGACGTTCCCAAATGTTCATGGTTGGTGGCAATGCTTCGTTAGGGTCACGTTCACGTTTAACGTAATCACCGGCAATGTGATGCTTTGGCACTTTGTCGCCATAAGTCATAGGGAATGCTCCCAATGTTGTTTCTTTATTGACTCGCATAGGGTGCATCTTCAAAATTATCAGGGTTAAATTTAACGGGTGGGGCATTAGCCGGAATAGGCCGTGGAAACGGCGGGAAAGGCCAAGTTGTCATTTCAAAATCCTGTCAATAAATGATGGGGTGCAAGTCTTAGACAGCACCAACGGAATAGATGCGTAAGCGTATCCAAGGCAGAACATCAGGACTGCGAACATCCCCAATGCTGCTAGACCTCGGATAGCCAGGTCATAAGCGGCTTTCATTTCTCTTTGACAAACACGCCATTAGCCAACAAGATACCTTTGCGGTTCTTGATTTGGTCGTAAGCCACTTCCATGCAAGACACAAGATTCATGTCTTTCAGAGCGCAATAAACGACCAAGCAAACCATCACATCACCAACAGCATCAATGATTTCATCTTCATCACCTTTGATGGTTGCGTCTGCAAGTTCGCCCATCTCGCTGATTGCTTTAAGCAATTGAGTTGCTGGATTTGAGTTTGGAATGATTCGGCGAGCTTCAGCCCATTGCACAATTTTCAATTCAATGTCTGCATAGGTAGTCATATAAGTCCTATAAAAATAAATGGGTGGGGGTACTCGCTGCGTCTGGTTGACCGCCGTTCCGCAGTCCCCTGTACCAGCATCCGCTTTCCCCCCCGAAAATCAGAACGGCAATGGATCGTCTTCAAACTCAGGCTTGGCCTTGGGCTTTGCTGCTGGCTGTGCCTGTTGTGCCTTCTTCAGAATGGTAGCGTTGAACTTATCGCTGCCCCAAACGTGCTTCCACCAGGTTCCATCATCTTTCTTACGGGCAGGGTAGCTAAGAAAATCACCCTTAGCACCACTCTTGATAGAGCAGCCCTTGATAGACAGGAATGCTTCCGCACTCTCTTCGCTATGGAGGTTGATGTTGAATGAAGGGTACTTGCCTTCGTGGTGTTCAATGGAGATAAACATTAGTTGCTTTCATCAAGTTTAGTTTTATACGCTTTGATTGCAGAGCGTACTTTGCTGTCAGGCTTTAGTGCTTGCCACACCGCAGTCCGAACATCGTTGTCGGTAATGGATTCCCATTCACCGTACATTCCTGCTTCATCACTGGCATCAAACGCTGTGCGAATAGCCAAAGCAATGTTGTCAATAAGTGTTGTGTCCATCTCCGGCAAGTCTTCGCCAGCATAGATGTACAGGCCGAGTCCATGCAAAGACAATGCTTTGGTCATGCAGCGCATGATGGCTGTGTTGACCTGGAAAGCATCAGGATTGGGGATAGCTTTGTTGCGGTGATCCATAACGGGAAGCTGGCAGGTCATTGGCTTGCCAAACATGGTGACTGTCACCCAGACCATGCAAGTGCCGTTAATGTCCATGTAGCACTTCTCTTCACCTTGCTTGCCCCACATCTGCACTTGGTAGTGAGCATTAGGATCGGCCTTGAGTGCTTCTGCCCATGCCCATGCCCACGACAAGTACGTCAGGTTGGCTTTCTTCTCGGTGTGGTCGTTGACGTTAAGTGTCAACAGGCTAAAAATGTTAGCAGTCGTATGCATATGCAAGTTCCTTTTTCATAATTTCCAATTGAGTTTTTTCGCTGAAATCCTTGAACTCAAGGTAAGGATTCTGACGACCGCAGCAAAAGTAACCTTGCCGTGGTTCAAGACAATGAACACAGTATTCCATGTCTGCGTTCTCATCCATAAACGTCTCTACAAAACTTTTCATTGCTATCTCCTGTGGTTAAGAAGTCTCTATGCTAACCCAACTTAGGTGTGATACAACACTTTTTTTACTAGGGGTTTTCCCTATAGCAGGAACTCACGAACCATGATATAGACGCTAGGTTCTGTGCTGTATTGCTTGTGTAGCGTCAGGCGTATCACCTGCACATCGTCCTTGTACACAATGCCATTCATTGCGTCTAAAATGCCCTTGGCAACATTGTCTATGTCGGGCTTTTTGCAAGGCATTTCTACGCCCAGCAAACACGCTTCCTTGCGCTTTTTTGAGTAAGAGGTAGGAATTGGCACATTAATGTGCATAAAGACCGCTATAGGCGTTGTTAATGGCTCATGCGGGTACATTGCCAGCCTTGCTGCACTAGCAATCTTGTCTTCGTACATCTTGGTCTTGACATCGGTGTAAGTCTTGGTGAACTTACCAACACGGGAAAACCTTGGCCTTCCTTTGCCTTTTGGGTCGCCTGAGACTATAAATTCAATTTGCAATGTCATGTTATTCCTTGGTTTTCATCATCTACTTCTCTCATGTATGCACGGCATCGGGCTTCAAAGCCTGGCCCGTACATTTTCTCAATGCGTCTGATCTGTTTGGTCAGCCAAAGGGCAGCAGCAGGTTTCCCAATGAGTTCTACTGTTCGATAGTAGGACGGCACTAGGATTCGTGCTTCTGCCTTCTCTAATTGGGCTTGGTCACTCATAGACTGCCGGTGAATCGGTTGCGCTACCTAAGAACTGTGCGCTATCTTTGTGCAGCCACAGACCGATTGCTGGTTCACCATCACCTGAACCTTCGTAATGCCGTTGCTTGCAGCACTTCAGAATGCCATCGTGTTCACCGGACTTGCCACCAAACTTCCCAGCGTTTCGCATATCGTCTTCTTTGCCCTTGTTACGCCAAACAGTAAAGATGTTGTCCACCTGATCCGAGATGGAACCCGAGCCTTTCAGGTCGTACTTGTCGGGTAATGCCGCTTCGTTTTGGGGTTTTCGGATGTGGTGTATCAAGTGTATGTGCAGTTGCAAATCCTTGGCTATGCTGAACAATTCGCCAACAAATTGCTTCTGCCCATTCATGTCATCTTCCGAGCCAACGACCTTCATTAATGAGTCAATAAAAACGTGTTTTATGCCAAGTTCTTTGCCACAATATCTGGTCATTCCAACGACTGTTTCTACGTTGGTCGTACCCATCTGGTCGTAAATCCAAAGTTTGTCATTTGACCACTCACCAAACTTGTCAAACAGGGCGTCCAATACCGCAAATCCTTCTTCGTTTTGGTACTCTTCTGTAAACGGATTCGTGCCAATGTACATCCGGCTCATCAGTCGAATGGTTTCGATTGGCTTCATCTCAAACGATGCCATACAGACCTTCTCGCCCTGTTGCATCAAAGACATAGCAATCTGTGCTGTCACTTGGGACTTGCCGTGTCCGTTCATGCCAGCATAAACAGTCATCTCTCCTGGTCGATAATAGAAAGACTCCCGTGTCTTCTCCCAAGGCATCCACAACTTTCGTTCTTTAGAGATGTTCCGCATCCGTTCTTTGATGGACGGGATGTATAGATTGGCAGACTTAACGTTCTGCTTGCTGTCGGTTTCCGCAAGGTACTGCGAAAAGTCAATGTTGTCAGGAATGAAGTTAGCCAAAATAAAACTCCATCCATCCTGTTGTTACTCGTTCACCATGCATTTCGGTATGGCTTGCACCAACCCATTGAGCCTTTGCCGCTTTGCAAGCGTTAAACAGGCGTTTTGCACGATTTAAATCATGGCTGGTGACACTTACCCTACATCCAATCAAAAATCGCAAATCAAGCCCTTCTATCGCACATCCATGGACGCAAACGGTTGGAATTGAATCGTATCCTTCCCAGTCAATCATTGGGCTTGGATGTAAAAAGTCGTCCAGCAAGATTAGCTCTGGTCTTTTGCCTTTAAGCCGTAACTTGATAATTCCCTCGTGGCCTTTCATAAAATTCCTTTCATTGGTGTATACGTTGTTTTGCTATCTTTGACCCAGTCGGCGTTGAAGGACTGCCAGTTGCGAACAATAATTTCCTTCAAGGCGTTTTCCAACGTCCATCCAGCCTTCGCAGCTTGAGCAGAAATCCCGTCGATCACAAGGGGAGTAACCCTAGCCTTCTTTGCTTTGCGGTGAGTAACAAATTCCTGCCAAACCTCTTTTGAAACTCCGTCCGGCTTGGCAACCTCCGTTGCCGTATTTATTGGTTTTGGTTTATGGTTTATGGTTGCTATTGGTATGGCATTGGGGAGGGTAATAGGGTGGGTAATGGGGTGGGTATCCGGTGGGGTTAGCCACCTCTTAGCCGCCCCACGTTTTCCAGCCTCAACCATAGCCTGGTAGTTGGAAATTATCTTGTCAGCCTTCGGATTAATGAACCCCTCGTTGGTGCTGACAAAAAATTCGTTCAAAACGCTTAACACTTCTTGCTCGTAATCCCTCATGCCAATTTGCCTTGCAATGTCTCTTTGCTTGATTGGGACTTCATGCAAATAGTAGTGGTCGAGCAAACGGCGATAGGCCAAATCCTCAATGATGCTGAGATGGTGGGTGTGACTCTTGTAGTCACCTATGTGAAATGGAAAGTAGTGCATTGACTAACCTTACGTTCTAGGTT